GCTGTCCCGCTCCGCCCATTGCGGCGGTCATATCAGCCGAAACGCCGTCCATACTTTCGCCGAAGCCTACGCCCACGCCTTCGCCCATATTCGTACCGATTTCGGCGAACACGGTTGAAGGGGAGTGAATGCCGAAGAAACTTTTAATCCCGCTCACAAGGGAAGAAGCCCAGCCGGTTACTTTGTCCCATAACCACGAAGCCGCGCTTGAAATACCTTCCCACAATCCGTGAAGAAGGTTTGCGCCCGCACTCACCATTTCGCCGCCCAAACTTGCGAACGCCTGTACGATACCGGAAACGATCTGCGGAACCGCTTTGACAATTTCAACAATGATCGTCGGCAAATTCTGAATGAGGGAAACGAACAACTGAACGCCCGCTTGAATGATCTGCGGGATATTCTGCACAAGCGCGTTTACAATCCCGCTGATAATCTGCGGGATCGCCTGTACGATCGTCGTTATGATCTGCGGAAGCGCCTGTATCAGCGCCACAAGAAGGTCAATGCCCGCTTGAACAATCTGCGGGATATTTTCAAGAAGCGCTGTAATGATCCCATTTATGATTTCCGGAATAGCCGAAACAATCGTCGTAATGATTTCCGGAAGGGCGGAAATAAGGGAAGTCAGAAGGTCGATACCCGCTTGAATAATTTGCGGGATCGCCGCCAGCAGTCCATTAACAAGGCTCGTTATCACTTGCGGAAGCGCCGCTACAAGAACGGGGATCGCGTTAATGATACCCTGCGCCAGCCCTGTAATAAGCTGTAATGCCGCGTCAATCAGCATAGGGATATTGTCGATCAGCGTTTGCACCAACTGCGTAATAATCGAAACGATCGTCGGAACAAGCGTCGGCAAGGCTTGCGCGATACCTGTTGCAAGCGTCCCGATCATCTGCAAGGCGAATTCAAGGAAGGTCGGAAGCATCGTCCCAAGCTGTTCAACGATGAACGTTATCACTTGCGGAAGCGCCGCTACAAGAACGGGGATCGCGTTAATGATACCCTGCGCCAGCCCTGTAATAAGCTGTAATGCCGCGTCAATCAGCATAGGGATATTGTCGATCAGCGTTTGCACCAACTGCGTAATAATCGAAACGATCGTCGGAACAAGCGTCGGCAAGGCTTGCGCGATACCTGTTGCAAGCGTCCCGATCATCTGCAAGGCGAATTCAAGGAAGGTCGGAAGCATCGTCCCAAGCTGTTCAACGATGAACGTTACAAGCCCCAGCAAGCCTTCGGAAAACTGTTGCGCCGCGCCTTCTGCGCCCTCCAGCGCTCCTGTCAGCCCTGTTCCGATAAGCTCGACGAACGGCGTTATCTGTTGCAGAAGATCCGCCGCAAGCTGTTTCAGCTTCGTAACGATAGGTTCGGCAATCGCCCCCAGCGCCGCCATAGCGCTGTTAAGGTTCGCCGTTGCCTTCTGCGCTTCGATAATATCGCCGTTTACCTCTCTGTAAGCCTCCGCCGCGTCGGAATAAAGCCCGTTCAGCGTTTCCGTAATCAGCGCTTGCCGCTCCTGCTCCGTTGTGCAAGCGTCCAGCTTCGATTGAAATTCATCTTCCGAAACGCCCGCCCAATTCAAAGCGTCGGCAAGCCCGCCCGTAATCTGTCCGGTTTTCGCCGTTTCGTTCGCGGCTTCCGTCAAGTTTTCGATCGGCAAGCTGTCGCCGAAGGTCGCATAAACGCCCGTCGCAATATCCGTCCACGTCGCAAGCTCCTGCTCGTTGTTCGTAAGCTGTGCAAGGTGTGCGGCGGCTTCGGTCGCCTGTCCGTCGTCGCCAAGAATGCCGTACAATTCGGTATAAGTGTTCTTTGCATCTTCCGCCGAATGCCCCGCCGTTGTAAAGCCCGCTTCCAGCTTGCCCATATTTTCGCGTGCTTCGCGCGTACTCTCTGCAAGCCCTAAAAAGGCGGTAGCCGCCGCGCCGATCGCCGCGCCCATTGCGGCAACGCCCGCCCCGATTGCCTTTCCTACTTTTCCCACGGTGTCGCCGACGCTTTCCCAATCGATCTTTGAGCTTTTCAGTTTCTTTGAAGTGTCGTCAAGCTCCCGTTGAACCTTCACCATTTCGGCGCGTGTGTTGTTAAGGTTCGTTTGCATTTTCTGATAGGCGGGATCGGTAGGATCGATCCCGCCTTCACGCATTTTCTTCAATGCCGCTTCTGCGGCTTTCGCTTTCTTTGCCTGTTCGTCAAGCTGTTTTTGTAGAATATCCTGCTTCCGTGTAAGCGCTTCAATACTTTCCGCATTGTCGCCGAATTCCGCCGTCGCCAGCTTCATTTCCGATCCGATTTCGCGAAGGGAAGTATTGATACCTTTACAGGCGGCGCGGTATTCTTTTTCGCCTTCAAGAATAATTTGCGATTTGATTTGCTCTTCCTTCGCCATTTACAACCCTCCTAACACGTCGTCAATATCGGCTTCCGGCTCTTCCGGCTTGAAGCGATCCGGATTGAATTGTTTGTGTATCCTAAAAAGCGTCAAGATTTTATACGGTGTCATTCGCCATACTTCGGCTTCGCTCCACCGAAGAAGCGTAACGCCGATATAAAGAAGGCGGGCAAGGTCGATTATTCCTTGCCCGCCGCCGCGTTTTTTCTGATTTCGTCGTCCTCTCCGTCGTCCTCTTCATCGTCGCGGGCGGGCGGCTCTTCCGTGCCGTTGTTGCCCAGCGAAAACGCCTTGAAGATCGAAGATTTCACTTCGTTAAAATTGCCCGTATGAATGAGTTTGCCCACCTGCTTTTCGGTAAGCTCTTCGTCGCCGTCCTCTGCACCTTCGTTCAGAAGCAGGGTAAGAAGCCAACGAAGGTTCTTCACGCTGTCTTTTCCGGAAAGCGCCTTGTCCAGCTTGTCAAAGCCTCCGAATTTGTCCTGCATTTCGTCAATAACGTTCAGACTGAAAAGAAGGTGTCTTTCCTTGTCAAGTGTGATCGGGAAACGCCCGTCTTTAATTGCGCTCATAAAACAATAAGCGGGAAGCCGTTTCCGGCTCCCCGCTGTACCCCCTTTCTAAATTAGCCCGCCGAATCAGTATTGTTCGGCTCTCTCACCGTAGTAAACCAAGCCGCCGCGACGCTCTCGGTCGGCAATGCGACGTGTTCAGCCTTCCACAAGCCGTCAGAACGCTTGATGAACTGCCCGACGATCTCCGGCGTAGTAAATTCGATACTGTCGCCTTTCGTCTGGTAGTTTTCGGAAGGGATCGCGAACTTCACCTTGTAAAGCCAAATGTACTTATAGCTTCCGCCCGCTTTCTTCGCGCGGAAGCCGATTGCGAAATAAGGCGGTTCGTCCGTATCCGAACCGTAAACCACCATATCGTCGTCCTGCTGTTGCCCAAGCAGGGCGGCAAGGTCAGCCGGAAGAAGGTCATTGACGTTCAGCGTCAATTCTCCCGAAACAAATTCCTTTACAACCTCGTCGGCTCCGTCGTCCGCGTAAAGGATCGCTTCGGCAACCTCCACGGAAAGCTCCGCCGAAATTGCCTTCGCCATTTTTACGGGCGGGCCGTATTCCTCCACGCCGCCGTCGCCGATCGTGATAGGCGCGCGGTAAAGGTCGCGCAATCCGATTGTAGCCATATTCGTTATACCTCCATATACTTGAATTCCACGGGAACGTGATAATAGCCCGTGTTTTCCTCGAACACTTCCGGATCAAACGTGATCCCGTAGAACCCCGCTTCCTTCAATGCCCGTTTTGCGCTCCGCATAAGGGCGATATAATCCACACGGGAATAAATATCCGCCCTGTACGTGAATTCCTCCGCGCCGCTTTCATCGTCCGAAAAATGGGTATCCAGCCCCACGACAATCTGATACGTGATAAAGGTTTCTGCCTTTCCGGTGTAAATCAGCCGTTCGACGGGATAGCCCAGCTTTTCAAGCGTCGTTTTTACAAGTGTATCAACGTCCGTCATTTTGCTTCGCCTCCCATACGCGGCGCATTTCATCGTTTACAGCGTCCGCCGCCTTCGTATTCGCCGCCGTGAACCACGGGCGCGCTGGCATATTCTTTCGTCCGTATTGCAGGACGAAGCCTTTTGTCGCGTTCCGTACCCCGTGCCTGTCTTTCCCGTCCGGATATACTTCAACCATCTTCCCGTTGTCCCGCTCCTTGATTTTGGAAACAACGATCGACGCGGCAAGATCGCCTGTGCTTCGGCGGCTCCGGAACATTGTTCGGATTTCCGCCCGCTGTGCTTCCTGCATTACCGCGCCGCCAGCTTTCAGCATTTCCGGTACTGCCTCTTCCGCGATTTTCGCGCGTTGAAGCATTTGTTCTTGTAGGTCGTCAAGCCCCACAACGTTAAACCGTGCCATTTCCGCCGCCTCCTTCCGTCGTGCCTCCCGCCGCGTTTGCGGCGCTCTGCGCTTCGGGGAAGCTGGAAAGCGTCAATTCCACAAGCTCTCCGTCGTCGTGAATGTACGTCCGAAGAATGCGATAGCGTTTCCCGCTCGAAACGGGATATTCCGCGATCGTTTCCCCGCTATATTCCATTGCGTAAACGTCGAACTTGATTTCGGCGGCGTGTCCCGCCATTTCCGCTTTGTAGAACTCCGAATACCCTACGGATTTTTTATCAGCGAAAACCGTTGTCGCCGTTTCCGGCTTCCTTGTAGGGAAGCCGTGTTCGTTTGTCCGCTCCGAAGGTTCGGAAAGCGCGATCAGCGTTATTTGATCTCTCCAGCCCATTATCCGCCACCGCCTTCCGTGTATTCGTCAGACAGCGACAAGGCGCATTTCAAGTAATCGTATGCTTTCCTGTGCCTTTCGCCTTCGCCGCCGAAGTTATCTTCGGATTTCGCGTACAGAATGATTGCGCGGTCTAAAAGGGGATCGCCCAGCGTTTCGCTGGACGATCCCGCATTTTCCGGAACGTTGATACCGACAAGCCGAAGATCAGCGATACCGGAAGTAATGTAATCTTCGATTTCGTCGTCAAATACGGCGGCTGTTTTTCGCAAAGCCAGCTTTACCTTGTCAAGCATCATCGTTCAACCCTCCATTACGCGCTCGCCTTTACCAGCTTCACGAAGGCTTCGCCGATTGCGGGCTGGCAATCAAAGATCGCAATACCGCTGTATTTGTAGCTGTTCGTGTCGATGTCATAGGCGTTCTTGACGTTGATACTTTCCGCAAGGTTCGCGCAAACCTTCTTGAAGTCGCCCAAGAAGGCTTCGTGTTCCTTCACGTAATCGGACAGAAGAACCGGATAGCCGTAAACAAAGTAGCTGTTGCCCTGCACGGTTACAATATGGTTCTTGCCGGTATCCTGCAACGGCATAAAATCGGTGAACAAGGTTCGCTTGCTCATAACGAATTTTGCGTTGCGGTCGTATCCGGCGTTCAGAAGCCCGATCAGCGTCTGGACATTCGCGGCGGTAAGGGAAGCAGAAGCGCCCACGGAAACGCTGTTCGTTGCGCCCCAAGTGTTCGCCTTGTCAATGCCCTTCGGCTGGGAAGTGCCGGTTCCGTTGATGAAGAAATCTTCAACCTTGCGGGCGATCGCCTCTGCAAGCATATCAACGATCCAGCTTTCAAACGCCGCAATGCTCATTGTCATAACGGTATCGGAAATCTGAACCAGCTTCACGATCTCGTACCCGCTCAAGGTTACGGTGGTAAGGGTATCGGCGGCGGGAGTGATTGCGGCGTTCTCGGCGTGAATAGCCGCATCGTTGTTCGTGCCTTCCACAACGAACTTCACCGCGCCTTTAACGTGAAGAAGGGTAACTTCATTCAGCATCGGCGCAAGTTTCTTTACCTTGCTGATAATCTCGTTCGCGGTCTGCGTCGGCACAACCTCCGCGCCCGTGCCGCTGGCGTTCGCATAGGCGCGCTTCTCCGCGTCGGTAAGGGGAAGGCGGCGAAGGTTTTTTAGCCACGCGGAACGATATTCGGGCGTGCCGTAAGGATCTTCCGGATCGGCGTTACCCTCTTCCTTCTTCCCGAAAGAACGGATAGAAACGCCACCGCCCTTCGCGATATTATCCAGAATGCCGTTGCGCTTCTCGGCGGCGGCAATCAGTCCGGCGCGCTCTTCGGTAAGCTCCTTCGTTTCATTCTCCAGCGCGTCGATTTCCTCGGCTTTCATAGCGTCGCCGCGCTCTTCGATCTCCTGCTTGATAGCCGCAAGGCGGGCTTCAATCTCTTTAATTCTCATTGTGTTAAACCTCCATCATAAGTTTGATTTTAAGAATTTGCTTCCGGCGCTCCAGCCGCTCCTGCTGTTCTCTTTCGATCACTCCGTCGAAATAGGAACGCGCCGAAATATCGGTATCGGCGTTCGCCGGATAAGATACCGCCGAAACGTCGTAAACCTTCTTGATCTTCAAGATCGTTCTTGTGTGCGTGTCTTTGTTGTATGCGTCCTCCGATACGGTGAACGCCCACGACATTTTGCAAATAAGCCCCGCGTCGATACTCGCGTAAAGGCGTTTTGCCTCTTCGGTAAGGCTCAAATTTGCGGCAATAAATAAGCCGCCGTCCTGCGGTTCCAGAAGCAGGGAAGGCGGCTTGTTCTTTGCCATCTTGTTTCGGGCGAATACCATTCCGGAATGATCGAACTGCATAATCACGTCGGACAGGTCAGCGCCTACAAGCGCGTTCCGGTCGATCATTTCGCAATACTTGATCCCGCCGTATTCGTACATAACATACGGCTTATTGAACGTTGTTGCGAAGCCTTCGACGTAATAATCGGTGTCAAACCTCTTCTCCGTTGTCCCCTGCGGGATCATCAGCGGCTGGAACATTTGACGGTATTCCCGTTCCTTCACTACTGGCATTCGGTGTAACCTCCTTTCCTAACTCTGATACTTCCGCGTATTCCTTGCGAATATAATACTTGTCCCCGCCTTCGACGTGCGACATATTCCAAATATCCATAACGCCGTTACGGTTTAACAAGCCACGGTCAAATAATTGTGTGCTGATATTCAGCTTCGTATTATTGCTTGCGTATTGAAGCCTGTTCGCGGTAAACGTGATCGCGTTCCCGAAGGATAATTCCCGCTGTGTATAGGTCATATTCGACATAACCAGCGAAAGCTGGATCGCGAAAGGCTCGATCTTGCCTTCGTAGTAAGCGTTCCATTCATCTTCGGTATAGCTGTTCTGAATGATTTTCGCGTTCGTCCCGAAGTAGTTAAAGACATTTTCGTTGATCTGCGCCATCTGTGCGGCGTTCACGGTGAACGGCTTGCTTTCAATCGGCTTTACGTCTGCAAATTTTGCATCGTAGATCACCATTCCGGATTGATTATCCGCCGAAAGGTTATCCGCCGTGAAGCGCTTGCGCTCTTTCGTAATATCCTCCGGCTTTAGCATATTTGCAACCTTCGCCAAGAAGCGAATAGAAGCCGAATTCTTTACGCCGTTGATAATTCCTTGATTTTGCGTATGGATCAACTGCATTGTAGGTCGAAGCGCGGCGTTGCTTTCCCCGAAGAAATCGTCGCTATACTGAAATTGCGTCAGCACCCCGACGCGCTCGAACTCGATTGCCGCCCTCTGCCCGTTTGCGAACGTGTAGCGCAAGAACGGCGCGCCCTTGTATTCGACAACCTCGCAACGCTGTGGAAGCAGGGGATAATACCCCGCGATCCCGCCGTATTCATCTTCGATCGGAACAATGAACGCCGTGTTATTCACCGAAAGGATCGTCGCGATCCGGTAAATAAATTTTGACGTGTCCATAAACGGATTAGGGCGGAACTGCAATACTCTTTCAAGGTTCTTGTATGCCGTACCGCTGATTTCCGGTTTCAGCTTTGAACAAAAATTTGCAAACGAATGGATCGCCGCCCGCGTAAGCTCCATTTCGTAAAGGCTTTCCGGTGCGTTCGTGAAAACGGGCGAATACCCGTTAAGCATTTTGAAATATCCTTCCGCTTGAATATCCGAACGCGGTTTTCGGAAAATCGTTTCAAAAATTCCCATAGTGTTTATCACCCCGCATTTTTCAGCATTTCGCCGATCTCGTTATAATACTTCTGCCGTACTGTCATAGCGTCGATCACGGAAACGAAGCCGTCGATACGCGCCCGCTGTTCGATTTTTACCGGACGGAATTTTCGCGTTTCCATATTGTGCTTTAACGCGACGTTAAGGAAATGTGCTTTCAGAAGGTTATTATCCGCGATCTTGAAATTGCCGTCTTTGATTATGCCTTCAAATTCTCGGATAACGGGCGCAAGGTTTTCACCCTGCCATACGTCGTCCGTCTGGAAGCCCGCCGCCTTCAAGTCGTCAATCAGGTATTGCGCGCTGTAACGGTCATACCCGATCTTTAGGATATAAATTCCGTACTGATCCCGAAGGGTAGAAAACCATTCGTAAACGTCCCTGTAATCGACGTGATTTTCGCCGGACAGCTTCACGATCCCTTGCTTGACGAAAATATCATACGGCACGCCGTCCACCGCTTGCGCGGTTTCAAGCCTGTTCGCGGGCATAAAGAATTGTGTGAAGGCATACAGCACGCCGCCGCGCTCGATTATCACCGAAGCGGCGGTCAAGTCTGTTGTTTGCGATAGGTCGATACCGCCCACCGCGTAGCTGTCTTTGAAATCCTCCAGCTTTATTTTTTCTCCCGCTCGATCTACGACGACATAATCAAGCCAAGCGACGGAAGAATTCTGCTTGATATTGCAGTATTTGCAAAGGAATTCAGCCCGCTTTGAAAGGCTCATTTCCGCAACGGCGATTTCCTCTTTGAAGAACTCCGGCGAAACGGAAACGCCCATATTCGGATTTGCTTTTTTAAGCTCTTCAAGGTCGTTCCATTTCTCCACGTCGTCGATCATATAAAGCAGGGGAAGAAGGCGGCGTTCCTTGCTTCCGCCTTTCAAAAACGCCGTAGAACGCGCCATCAATTCGTCGAAGATACCGTCGTTTTCATATCCCGCCGTGCTGATAGACAGGATCAGCGGCTGGCGGCGCGCGCCAAGCGCGGATTTCATAACTTCGTATTGCTTCAAGCCGCCGTCGCCGCGCCACGACGCTACTTCGTCGTTCACAACCAAATGCGGATTGAAGCCGTCCGATTTCTTCGCGTTGAATGCCAGCGGCTTTATCGCCGTGTTGCTTTCCTCGATGTAAATATCCGAACGGCGCTTCTTCGCAAGCTCTGAAAGCTCCGGTTCTTTTTTAATCATCTGGAAGAAGTTATCGTAAACGATGTTCGCTTGTTCCAGCTTCGGCGCAAGGCAATAAATCTTTGCGCCGTATTCGCCGTCAAGATAAGCCATATAAGCGATCACGGCGGAAGCGAAAAGCGTTTTGCCGTTTTTCCGCCCGATCACAATGAACACTTCGCGGAATATCCGCACGTTATCTTCGTCAACAATCCCGAAGATCAGCGATACCGCCGCTTTCTGCCATAGTTCCAATTTCAGAAGGTCGGTTCGTCCTTCGCAATGGTGGCAGAAGTTTTCGATAAAGCGAATTGCCTTGTTCGCCTTCTTTGCGTTGAAAAGAAAAAGCCCGTTTTGAAGCCCGCTAACGATGTATTCATAAATCAGCCGCACCCATTTTCCGACGACGATTTTTCCCGTCGTTATGCCGTCGTAATACTCGTAAATGTAATTTGAAAACGGCATTTTCATTCGTCCCGCAAGGCTTGCAAACGGCTTTCTTTTTTCTTTTCGGGCGGCACAAGTTCGCAAAGCTGTTTGATTATGGCGGCGTGATTTTTCGTCATTGCGATATGCGTTTTTACCGCGTCGCTCTGTTTTGTCCCGCTCTGATTTGCACCGTTTTGGTATTCGACGGTGTAGCCCTCTTCGTTGATAATTTCTTGTAGCTCTTCAAGGGATACCGCCATAAATGCGGCGTTGCGGATCAGACTTTCGACGGTCTGCAACTTGTTTTTATCCAAGTCGCGGAAAACCCTCTTCAATCGGTTTATCTCTCTCTTAATCTTTTGATCTTTCGTTAACTCCTTCTTTGTCGCCATAAATATCACCCCTTTTCGGCGGATACCTACACCCCTTTTTCGCGTACACCCGTTATGCGCGCGCCTGCGGAGTAAAATTAACCTCCCGCCCTCGGTGTTTCACCCTCCCTAAATCCTCGGCGAATAGGGGGGAGTATCACGTTTCCGTTTTCGTCAAACGAATATCTTTTTTTCCGCTTCGATCGATGGTGTTCTTTGTTATGGCAGTCTTGACAAAGCGCTTCGAGATTGTTCCACGAAAGCGCAATGTTCGGATCGTTTACGTTCTGTTTAGTCAAGTATGTTTTGTGATGTGCTATCTTTGCAACAACGGGATTGTGCGGCGTAGAACAACGTTCGCATAAGTAGCCCTTCGATTGCAAGAAGGCATCGCGGCAAGCGTGCCACGCTTCGCTGTTATAGAACTGCTCTGCCCACGGCTTCATACTCGCACCTTCCTTTCCCGTGCATAATAAAAGCGCCCTTCCGGATTGCTCCGAAAAGGCGCTATTCGCGCGTATGTGTATTGCGTAAGAATTCATCGTAAACAGTATAGCATATAAATATACCCCGTTCCACCCCTCGATATTGTCGCGATATTGTCACTTATTCGCCCGCCTTGTGCCTGTACGTCGCCGCGCTCACCGCCGCCGCGATCCCGAATACGCATACCGCCATATCGTTTACGATCTTGTTACGCCATCTGCACGCGGTCTTTACGCCTTTCAGAACGCCCGCTTCTTCAAGGTCAAAGGCTAATTCCTCCCACGTGTAGGGCTTGCCGCTCTCGCGCGGTCTGCCTTCGTAGTCCTCGCCGAAGTAGTACATACGAACAACCGTGAATTCCTTGCGATCGCGGTAAAGGTTTATAGCCCTCTCCAATCGCTCGAAGCCGTACTTCGTTTCCCGATACTGCCGCCTTTTTTCTTCCCGCATTTCCTCGACAATATCGGCTTCGGTTTTCTGCTCGTAGTATCCCGCGCTTTTACTGCCCGCCGCGAAGGTCTTTCGCCCTGCGTGATACTCCACTTCGCAATAGCCTTCTTCATCAGCGACAAGCGCCGCCAGCTTCTTGTAGTTATACAAAAGCGTTTCCATAGCCTTGAAGTAATTGACATAAGCGCCCGCCGTGTTTCTGTATGCTTCATAAGCACCCGCGCGGGCGGCTTCGTTGATTGCTTCGCGCAACTCTTCGGAAATGCCCGTTTTTTTCTTCGCCATTTTCAGCCCTCCGTTTCTCGCCGTAGATAGTCGATAATTACGTCTGCGGCTTCCTGCCATCCCTTGCAGATCGCCGCCGCGTAACCCTGTTTCAAAAGCCCGTTGATCCAGCGCACCTGTTCTTCGCCGATCCTTCCGCCGCGCTGTCGTTTAAGCTCAATGTAAAGCCCGTGATTTCCACCGCGCGCAACGGGAAGGCATAGATCGGGAACGCCGGATTTTACGCCCTGCGCCCGAAGGCGCGCCGCTTCGATTTTGTTTCGGCTTCCGCCGTTCGGAACGTGATACAAAAGCGCCAATTCCGGAAAGCGCCCCGATTGAAGCGCCGCCCATTCAAAAAGCGCAATTTGTTCTTCGGCTTCCGTAGGGACGGGAAGGGGAAGCGTACTATTTTTCCGCATTTTGCTTCACCTCCCAATCCTCGAAGAAGAAAAAGGGCTTGTTCTGCGCGATCGCTTCGCCGAACTCGTATTTTGCGCCTTTGCTCTCTTTCCAGTCCGGAAGGAAACAGATTTCGGCGCATTCGGTCAGCATTGCGCCCGACATTCGCATATAGGCTTCCCACGTGAAGCCCTCCGAAGGCAGTAACGCCGGATTGACGACAGTAAAGCCGCCGTCCTCCAGCTTCTTCTGCGCTTCATAGAATTTTGAGCGGTAGAACGGATCGCCCGTAATCTTCCCCGCAAGGTAAACTGTCTTTTTCTGCATTGTTTTTCCTCCCTTCGTCAAAACAGCGTTGTTTGCGTTGCCTTTTCCTGTTCCTCCAGCAGATCAAACAGGCGGATTTGCGCTTTCTCTTCTTCAAGCCGCCTGTTCGCCGCCTCGAAATATTTTGTATTGATTTCAAAGCCCACGTAATCAATCCCGCCGATCCGCTGGCAAGCGACAAGGGAACTTGCGCTTCCGGCGTGCGTGTCTAAAATCTTCATACCCTTTCGGGCAAACAGGGATAAAACCCATTCATACAGCTTCACAGGCTTTTGCGTAGGGTGGATCGTCCCTTCGATCTGCAATTCCACGCGGTTAAGCGTGAAAATCCGTGTCGGCGTGTCAAAGCTGGTGTATGCAAGCTCACAATCAGACATTGAAAGCCCGCGTTGCCCCTTGTCCCATACAAGCCAACCTTTATGCGCCTGTTTCAGCATCGGAACAAAGTAATTCCCGCCCCAAATGATTTGTTCACGGGATACCCGTTCAAGCTCTCGGAAATATTCTTCGGTCGGCGGCTTGTTGTCCCAGCCTTCCCGCGAATGCTCCTTCCGGTTATGCTTCGGATTTCTGCAAACGCGCTTCCGCTGTCCGTCAATCCCGATCCCGTAAGGCGGATCGACGATTGCAAGGTCGAAGAACCCGTCCGGAAATTCCTTCATTCCCTGCATACAGTCCAGATTATAAAGCCTGTTCAATTCAAGCACCGTCGATCGCCTCCTTCCTCTCTTTTTTCTCCCACCCCTCCGCCCCTCCCGCTGGGAGGGGAACAGGCTCAAAGGAATAAACCCCGCGCCCGATCCTTTATGCACATTTCCCCAGCCTTCATTGTGGAAAAGTGCAAGCCGCCTTGATAGATTTTCTTTCCCCGTCGCCGCGCTGTTCCTATCACTCACGCTTCACCCCGTAAAGGTCAAGCGGCTTCGCCGTGCTTCGCAACCTTGACGGGCTGAACCGTTCGTGATCTCTGATAAACAGGCGACGGGGAATAAACGAAAATCTATCTTCAAGGCTTCTTCTGTGATCGAAGCTGTGCTTCGTCGCCAAACGTTACACATTTACAAGGCTTTAGAAACGCTGATCCGAAATCAGCCTTTACCGTCCTTCGCCGCTCGTTTCCGCTTGCGCTTCGGCGGCTCTAACACATACTTAAAATAAAGGTATCCATACTTCGTACTTTTCGTTTCTACTAATATATAGCCCTTCGGCGGGCGCGGCGGCTTGCTCTCCGTGTAAACCCGCTTTGCAACGGTCGGCGTTTCCCGATCCGGCTTCCGCGCGTTGCGCGTCTGCTTCCAGCGGTGTCCGCCTTGTTCCTTCGTCCAATGGTCGAAAAGGTAATTTGCAAGCCCTGTGTAATCCTGCCCGTGATCCACGCCGTCGTAATAGTTATGTTCGCGAAGGTGGTTGATCCGGACGATATTTCCGTAAATCCATTGTTTCTTGATTGCCTCTTCCGGCACGCCGTCCGAAAGCATATGCGCGTGAATTCTGTTCGTGTTCTTGCCGCGTCCTAAATAAATGAAGATCACGGCATCGGGGAAGGCGTATTTCAGCCGCCGCACGAATAGATCGCGTATCCGCTTCGCTTCCTTGAAGGTATGTACTTCGTTTTCGTCGTCCAGCGTCAGCGTGCTATATAATGAACGCTGGGAAAAGTTTTCATTTACCAGCCGCGCGTGTTTCCGTCTTGATATTCCGATCTTGTGTTGTTCTCGTTCTTCCTCTGTCTTAAAGCGCGGGCGCGGTTCAGCCTTCTTTATATCGGTAAGCCTGTCCGATACGTTGAAAACCTCCTGTTCACACACAACGCCCGAAAAAATCCTTCTTTTTACTCTCTGCATACGTCAAGCCGCCTTCCTTTGACAAAAAGCCGCTTTCGTGCTATACTATCTAATGTATTGAATAGCCTTATACGGCAACCCCGAACGGGGAAGAACCGTCCTGTACGCCCATACAGGACGGTTCTTTTTTGTTTATCCATTGTTCAGCCCGTCGCCCTGCACGAACTCTTCGCATTGCGGTTCCTCGCAAGGCTTGAAGCGCATTCCGTTTTCGCAACCTACGCACGGGGAAGGGCGCACCCCGTCCGGCGTGAAGCCCTCGCGGATCTTCTCGCATTCCTCCAGCCGCGCGCATTGATCGCACCAGCACTTCCGGCAATCGCCGATTTCCGTTTTAACGGAACGTTCCCGTTCCTCTTCGGTTTTCCGGATTTCGCGGATCGCGGTTTCCTCCAGCATAACGTCGTAAGCGTCCATACCCGCTTGAAAGCCTCGGATCAGCGCCGCAACCGCGAAGCCCAGCGCCGCGCCCGCTTCTTCAAGCGCTTCTGCGTTCAGCTTAATTTCGCTCATTCCCGCTTCTCCTTTGCATATCTGCGTTGTAGCTGTATCCGGTATTTTTCTTCGTGCCGCGCTTCCCGCAAGTGCGGAAGATCGCGACAATCACGCAATAGATAACCAAAACCGCCGCCGCAATGCAGATAATCCCGCAAAGCAGGAAAAAGGCGTTTTGCATAAATTCAAACATTGTCATTAAGTACAACCTTCTTTCCCTCCATTACGCCAGCTTCTTTTAAGCGCTTGCGTAAATGCTTTTGCTGTGCAAGGATCGAAAGGGCGCGGCGCTCGTTCTGTCTGTACTGCTTCGCTATATCCTTTATATCCTCGCTTTGATAGTATCCAGCGCCGTCCTGCGCGTTAATAATGATCGCGCCCCTGCGCCGTGCCTGTTCGATTTCTTCACGTATCTTCCGATCCGGCAAGCCCGTTGCCGCGCGAAGGTGTGCGCGTGTTACCGCGTTTTCCTTGCCGAACGGAATATAATCTGTAATGCTTGCCGCCCGCATTTCCGTTATTCTCCTTTCTCGAATACCTCTTCCGGTTTGATGTTCCACGCCGCCGCAATATGCTTCATCATATCGACGGCTTCGGCGCGCTTCTTCATATCCCCGTCAAGGTAAGATTTCAAGATTTCCGATTTCAGAACGCAAAGCGGGCGAACGCCGCTGTTCCCGCTGTACGCGTAGTTGCTGTTCAGCGCACCGTCGGAATTGACGTAGCGGACGAATGAATTTTTCGGGCTGTCCGGTGTAGCTGTCCACCACCAAGTGTCCGGAAGCTCCGGAATGTTGCCGCGAAGAAGCCTGTATTCGTCGCACGTGATAAGCCCGACGCGGACGCGATCGCCGCCGTAATTTTTCAAGCCGTCGTCGGCGGTCAAGTCAACGTTGAAATACTCGAACATTGCTTCCGGCGCTCCCGCTCCGATCAGCTTTTGCAGGAATTCGCCGTTCAAGAAATCGCGAATATCGGACGTGGCGAAATCGTTTCGGTTCTTCGTGTCAAAAGTGCCGTTTCCGATACACTCCGAAGCAATGCACTTCACCCAGCTTTCGGCGGTCTGAATGATTGTGAAGGCGATCCCGCCGATCGTGATTTCCTGTTTCGGCATAAAGCCGTGTTTGTTCTCTGTCATATTGAAAAGCCCCTTTCTTTCCTCGGGCGGTTCTCCCGCTCGATCAATGATCCTGTTAATGTACCAAATAGCCTTTTGTAAATCCTCTTCACCGTTCTTGCGCTTCCAACGCCACAAGTATTTGATCGCGTTTGCCGTGCAGAAGGCTTCGATCCCTTCAAGCCCGATTGTCGCCGCCTCCAGCGCGTCGATACACTCGATCCCGCCCGCGTTGTAATGCGCTGGGTGGTTTACCCGCTCCGCCATTGTCAACACTTCTTCCCGCCGTGCCTGTACGGGCGCGTTCTGTTATATTCGTGCTTCTGCGAAATTGCCGCGTCAATGTCAATTCCGGCATATCCGCAATAATCAAGAACGCGGATAATCACGTCGGCAAGCTCGATCGGTATTCCTTCCGGCTTCCCGCTGTTTCCGGCGTAAACCTCCGTAGGCAAGCGCCCGTTGCGGTATTCCTCCAGCGCTTCGGATACCTCCGAATGAATGAGCGCCAGCACTTCGGGGAAGCCGCGTTCTTCGTCCCACCAGCCGTGATCGACGGCGTTTTCGTGAATTTGCTTTGCAACCTCGTTAATTCCCGTCATTATCGTTTTTCCTCTCTTTCTGTTTGTCTTTCGGCTCTCCGCCGTCGTTGTTCGTGTTCCTACAATCGCACGTTTCCCCGTTGTCAAGGTGTGCGCCGCAATGGTCGCATACTTTGTACTTCATTTCTTCGTTACCTCCGTTCTTTGGAATAATCAGACGGCGCAACCCGTCCGCGCATAGCGTCAAACCGTGTTCGCGAAGATAGGCGCGGCGGCGCTCCGCCTCTACCGCCTCCCAGCCGCAAGTAGGGCATTCGGAAGCGTTGCATTTCTGAACCTTTTTCGGATCAATCCCTAAAAGGCAGATATATTCGTGTTTCTCACTCATTTTTCACCCGCTCCCCGTTATAGATAACTACCATAGAAGGGAAGGGCGCGGGATCGCTGGCGTTCCCTTCGTCGTCTGTGAAGCGAAGCCGCCCGCGAACGAAGCGGATTTCTGCTTTCTCGTATATGTAATCGTGAAAATAGGCTGTATCCGTTCGAGCGGGAATAAGCAGTACAACGGCGTACCCCCCCCGCGCGCTTCTTCGTATGCCTTCTTTACCCACTTGCCGATCTCGCGTCCATAAGGCGGATTGCAGAAAACCGCGCCGCCGCGATCCCAGCTTTGCGAAAGCCCGTCCGTTTCCGGCGTGTAGTATAGCGGGCATTTTGCCGTTTTGTCGGTCGCCGCCGCGTCAAGCACGAAGCCGAATTCTTCGTTCAAACGGTCGAAGAAGTCTTGCGGCGTACACCAGTCCATTTTCTTTGAAGATAGAAGCGCACTATTCACCGCCGCCAGCCTCCTTTTCGTCGGAATATACGCGGACAACCGCCGCCACCTGTTCAAAGTCCAGATAAACGGGCTTGTTTTCCGTGATCCCTTCAATGTTGTATCCGGTCGCCTGTCCGAAGCCGTTTTGCTGGATCGTGAACTTGTCGCACTTGATAGCGAATTCCGAACCGCTCTTCAAGATAACGCGGATCGTCATTTTAGGCATTGTCCGCCACCTCGCTTTCGTCCTCGACGATCTCACCCGTAGCAGGATCAACGTTTAAGGAATATTGTTCCGGCTCTGCGGCGTGTGCCAGCGCCTTCTTCCGTTCCCGAAGGTCAAGGGAAAGAACGCATTGTTCCGTAAGCCTCTTCAAGTTGTCCACAAACTGCTGGCTAATCACGTCATACGGCATAATTACCGCTTGAAGCAGGAAGCCCGCTTTCGCTACGATGTAGGGCGTTCCGCCGGGCGTGATCCGCTCGTACATCTCCAGCACGTCTAAAATATCTGATACGGGCGAAAGATAGCGGCTTTCGATGAACACAAGCCCGTGCCGCGTCTGCAACGGCTTCAAGGTTCTTCCGGAATAGGCAATCGAAATTGCTTCCCGCTCGACGGGCTTTTCGTTCGCGTCCGTATCCTCGAAGCTGATTTCCGAAGGAATGCCCGCTACTTGAACGAACCAATCTTCCCGCTGTTTTTCCGGAACGTCGAAAATCGTTAAAAGGCTTTCTTTATCCAGCGCCGGAAGCCCCGTTACCGGATAAGCCGCCGCGCCGTCGCCGATGTATTGAACAACGCCGCCGCCTTCGGTGTGCCGCTCATAAATAACGGCGTATTTGTTCTTCTTGCAGATCGCCGCGATATTTTTAATCTTCATCTTCCGCCACCTCGCTTTCGTCTGCGTCGTCCCGCTCCGTAATCGGCGGAAGGTCAACGCGGGGAAAACGTACCGCAAGCGCGATTTGACAACCGCAACGCGGGCAATCCATAGCGCTAAACCGCGTCGGCGGTTTTGTCAGCGCGTCCATAAATCCGCGCGGTTCCTCTGCAACGTAGATTTCTTCCTTTGTCGGTGTTACGCGGTATCCGCAAACGCCGCACGTCTTTTTCTTTGTAAACATATTGAATAGCCCCTTTCCGGTTAATATCTGCCGTAAACCCGAACGACGGTGAAGGGCTTGTCCGCCTTCGTCGCCGTTACGATTGCCGAAGTCGTAAAGGATACGCGCAAGAAGTCCCGCGCCGCCCGCTTTGCAAGCCTCCACGTAATCATTCGGGCGTTAGGTTCCTGTATTGCGTCGCCGTCCAGCGGATATTCGCAAATAAGAACCGTATTTCCGAAAGGTCGCCGCGCTGGGCGCTCTTTCATAAATTCTTTGTTGCCTTCTTTGCACTTCACAATTTCAAGCGCCTTCGGGAATTGCCAGCCGCTGTCTTGCTTCTTTTCTTTTGCCATAATTGCCGCCCCTTTCTTCAAAGCTGAACTAAATTCAAAACCGAAATAAGCCGATCCGTAATCTGCTTCCGGTGTAACTCCTTCAAGATCGCTTCTTCGTTCGCGTCGTAGTTTGCGGCAAGCGTTACGAAATACTTTAATTCCGGATTTACCCTTTGCCGAAGCGAAAGGCAGAAAAGAAGGCGATCCGTTACTTCCGTTTTGAGCGGATACACGGCAATTTCTCCCGTGCTTTTGTTGATCTCTCTACAAAGGCATATCATTTCGCCCATAGCCGCACCCCTTTCTAATCGTCGTAAGGATTTTGTAAGCTCCAATCCCACGTTTCAGCGTCTTTCCAGCCGATCGTGAAATGATTGTTCCGCCCGTCCCCTGTGAAGTACAGGTATTCAGCCGGAAGAACGCGCCCGACGTTTTCTTCCCCGTTTTTCTCGGCGTGATAGCGTTTCAGCACGTCAGCCGCCAGCGTCGCAAGCTCCGGAAGAACGGGATAATCCGCCGAATATCCGGCGAACTGATACGGCGCTTCTAAAACCTCCAGCACGGTATCCGGAAATCTGGGATCGTCAACGCGGTTCAGCACGCACCAAACGCACGCGGCTTTTTCCATATCCGAAGCGATCCCGCGCGCTTCCCCGTAAAGCATTTTCGCAAGCGCTTCAACCTCCGCCGCGTCCGGTATGTACTCCGTTTCTTCCGGTTCCGGCGCAAGCGTCAGGATCGGGGAAGGGGATAGAAGCGGCGTAGGCTCCGCCGCCGAAGTCGGTATTTCTTCCGGCTCTTCTGCCCCGCTCCACGGCATAAAGGCGATAAGCGGGATCGCGACGATCACCAGCGAAAGAACCGCCGCGAATTGTCGTTGTATCCTCTTCACATTTCCACCCCGCCGTCCGCTTCAAGGGATAGCCACCATTCGGGATTGTTCCGGAAGCATTCGTTCGGGCAAGCGTCGCAATTCTCCGCCGCGCACCCGCTACAATACCGCTTTTGAAATTCCGCGTCCCACGGCGCTTCGATAATCGGAAGGGAACGCAAGAACCGCCCAAGCTCTTGCGCGCCCGCCGTGATTGCTTCAAAGTTTGTTTTGCCGCTCGACGTTGCCCGTCTTTCTTCGCTCGCCGCCATGCCCAGCGCCGCCCGCTGTTTCAAGACGGCGTAATTCTCGAACCACATTTTGTAAAGCTCCGCTTCCGTTTTCCGGATCGCGTGTTCAAGAACCCGCACCGTCGCTTCGGACAAGTCCGCGATCGTTTCCTTGATCCGCTTATAGTCCGCATATATGGCGCAATACTGTTCATAGGTGTAAAGGTAAGATGTGCAATCGTTCTTCGGGCAGTCCTTTTTCAAGGCTTCGCCGAAATCCGCCAGCGGCTTGAAAAGAATTAAAGTGTCTGTCATATTGAATAGCCGTCCTTTCGTTACTGATTTGCGGCGCGTCTGTTGCCCCTGCGCCTGATATTTTCTTGTGCGGTCTGCTGTGCAAGGTCGGCGCTATAAACAGGACGCTTGTTCCCGTCAAGCTCTCCCGTGTATCCGCGTTTAAGCTCTTCGTAAATAGCGGCGACGCTTCTTCCGATCTTCGCGGCAATATCCACCGCCCGCTCCCCGTCGCTGTAAAGCGCTTCGATCTTGCGGCGCTGGTCGAACGTCAAGTACGAATATCCGTCCATTTTGCAAGCCTCCTTTCGCCGTTCGGATAAAAAAATAAAGCAGGAAAACCGTTATGGTTTTCTCTGCTTTTAATGTTACTCCGCACACAGGCAAAAGTCAAGAGTAAAAGCAGAAAAAACCGAAAAAAATTTTAAGCGGCGGCAAGGTGGGCGGAAAACAGGTCGTTTGAACTCGCAAAGCCTAAAATTTCGCGCGGATAGTTATTGATCCACGTTTCAACGCGAAGGATATATGCGGCGGTTACTTTCCGGAAGTCTGTTCCTTTCGGCAAGAACCGCCGTATCATTTTGTTAATGTTTTCGTTCGTTCCGCGTTCGTAAGCGCTGTAAGGGTGGCAATAATAAGCCTTCGTCCGTTTCCGGTTCTTCCCGTAGATTGACTTTTCAATTCCGGCGCAATCCGCGAATTCCGATCCGTTATCAAACGTAATGCTTTTGAACACTTTTGAAAAACGCTTCCCGTAGCGGCGTTCCAGCTTGTTCAGCGCCGCCACTACGCTGGCGGCTGTCTGATCCGGTATCTTCATAATGATTTCTTGCCGCGTCAGCCGTTCCGAAAGGACGAACAAGGCTTCCTTCGTCTTTTTCTTTCCGCATACGCAATCGCCTTCCCAATGCCCGAAGGTCGTTCGTTCTCCGATTTCCGGATCGCGGTTTTCTATGCTTTCGCCCGCTGATGTGCGGGCGGCTTTCTTCCTCTGCACCTTTTCATACTTCCGCTTGCGCTTTCCTTTTTCGGGCAAGCTCTCGCGGCTGATCCCGTAAAATATCCCTTTGTCGATGTAGTTATAAATCGTCTTTTCACTGATCTCTGTTTTGAAGGTCAGCCCCAGCCGCTTGATCTCCCCGATAACGGCGGCGGGCGAATATCCTTCTTCACCGATTTTCTTTTCGATGAAGGCGGCTAATTCGTAATCGCTCCCTATCTTCAATTCCCCGCCTTTTGCGGCAAGGTTTTCACGGTAGCGGGCTTCGGCGATTTCCGGCGAATAGCGTTCTTCCGTCGTCAAGTCGGAATTCAAATGCGTATAGGTTCCGCGCTTTAGCTCCCTGTAAATCGTCGAATTATGTACGTGTAGCCTGTCGGCGATCTTGCAGGGCTTCAAACCCTCTTTCAGTGCCTTTTCAATTTTAAGGCGATCCGTCCACGTTAAGTGTTTGTGCATCTGTGTTCCTCCCTCTACGAAAGAAAAAGGGCGGCATATCCTGCCGCCCTCCGTAGCTCCGCTTTATTCCGCCAAGAATTCTTCTATTGCCTTCTTGATAACTTGCGCCTGTGCCGTCCCCGTTGCGGCGCATTTTTCTTTGAACGCTTCCGCCATCTCTTTTGGAACGCGAACGATAATCGAACCGTACACGCGGCTATTATAGCGGTTCTTCACCGCCGACGAAGTTTTCGTTTTCCTTTTCTCCGCCATCCTTTTCACCTCTAAAACAATTCTTCCGCTTGAACGTAGGCGCGCAATTCCTCTTCATCGGCGCAAATATCCTTCGGAACTTTGTATTCCACGGATAGCCCGCCGATCTTGCAGGACAGCACCCAGCATTCGCGGCGCTCTTCAATCGAATATTCCCTTGTGTCTTTGCGAATAATAATCATATTCCGCCCCTTTCCGCCCGCTCCGTTGACAACGGCGGGCAATATATATTATAATAGGGCTTACGGGAAGGGCGGTTTCCCGCCCGTTCCCTGCCTATGAAAGCTATTTGCTTTCTTTGGGATTTGAAGCCTTGCCGGATTTTTGCTTCTTCAAAGTGATTTTGATAACAACGCTTTCCACCGCTTCGTTATTCTCAATCGCTTTTGAAAGCTCCTGCAAGGCTTTTCCTATATCCTGCGCCATTTCTTCACCTCCTTTCTATGCTTCTATTGTAACATACTTATTGCAGTATGTCAATGAATTTTCCGAAATAAACAAGAAAAAATCATAAAAACAAGGCGACGGGATAGCCCGCCGCCTTTATTCGTCCCCTAAAAGCCAATCAACCGAAACTCCCAGCACCTTTGCAAATACCTTCAATTCAAAGTCAGATACAAACCGCGTTCCGATCTCTATTCGGCTTATGCTGTCCCGCTCCATATTAACGCCCTGCGTCTGTACCTTTGCGGCTAAATCCTCTTGCCGCAACCGCTGAACAACCCTCGCTTCCCGCAATCGGTCGCCGCATATATTTTTCCTTCCGTTGTAATCGTATATCTTCATATCGTGTGCGATCCCTCTTCATTCTGATTATTTGCAAACAGCGTGTAAATATTCCGCTTTATTCTTGATTTTAGCGCGCGGAAGCCGTATAATTGTGTTAAAGGTCAGAATGGGTAAATTCTGCCTTGAAAATTTACAATTCAAAGGGGGATTTGCTCTATGTTCGTAACCTTTACAAAGACACTAAAACGAATGGCTGGTTTTCGGCTGGGCTTCGGTATCCGCGTAAATAAGCGCAACGCCCCGTTGTGGTGTGGCGCTATGCTTGTCGCCGGAATGTTCTATCTTATGTGGTATATGATTATCGGCGCGGGCTGGTGTCTGTACTTTATG